GATTAAGAACTCCAGTTAAACCTGGTATTCCTTCACCAAGAGGAAGTGGTTGTCCATTTATATCTCTTATAACTGGACTAAATGGTACAGTTGGAATATTTACAGTAATTTCTTCTTCTACTGGTGGTTGGGGAACTCCAGGTGGTGTTGTTGGAACTGGTTCTGGAGTATCGGAAACGGGATCAAATCCTCTGCTTGCTATGTATCTAATGAATGAGAATGAAACATTACATTTTAAAATTTGACTTTGATCATAAGAAACTGGCATCGCAGTTATGCTAGTAGGAAACCCATGAACAAAAGTATAATCTAATGTTTTGGTAGATCCATTATAATGATGATCCTTTTCAAACTTTGTTAAATAAAAGTTAACCTTATAATCATTTGCATATGCAACTCTATGGTTGACATAAGGACTTTCAAATCTTTGCCTATCAATAACACCAGTAATATAATCTATCCAACTCTCAAAAAAATCTACAACTTTATATTCTCTATCAACATAAAATGTCATATCAGCAGTTTCATCATAAATTCTGCGATATACCATCTTCTCACTAACTCCATGGTAATCATTCGTTACATCATGAGTTGCTAAAGATGAACCAGGAAGGTTTGCTTCAGAACACAATAAAGAAATGTTATCAACATCAAAGGACGTAATACCTCTGCTAGAAGCAAGAGATGATACTTTTGATGGAACAGGGATAGTTAAACGATATAAAGAAGTTTGTGCAAGGTTGAGTAACCTTGATTTGATATCACTTGTTCGTAAGTTTTCTGGGCGGATACCAGCCATCTATAAATACTTCTACCGATATATTATGTATAATGGCAGAAAGCATTAAGAGTCGTTATAAACCAGAGTATCCAAAAAAGTATAAAGGCGATCCCAATAATATCATCTGTCGTAGTAGTTGGGAAAGAAAATTTTGTCGGTGGTGTGATTTAAATGAAAGCATTTTAGAGTGGGGTTCTGAAGAATTCTTTATTCCATACTTTGATCCAACAACAAGTAGAGTCAGAAGATACTTCCCAGATTTTATTATCAAAGTTCGTGAGCAATCTGGAGAGATTAAAAAGTATGTGATTGAAATCAAACCCAAAAGACAGACGATGCCACCTGTACAGTCAAGTAAAAAAAGAACAAGGACTTATATTAATGAAGTCAAAACTTATGCAGTGAATGAGGCAAAATGGAAGGCTGCAAAAGAATGGTGTGCAGATAGAATGCTTGAGTTCCGTATCATAACAGAAAACGAATTAGGTATCGGTTAATGGCACAAGGTTTCGGTCAGAGTGTTCAAAAACAATCAGTAAGAATATCTCAACTGAAAAGAAAACTTGATGGTTCTGAAGATGCTGATCTAATTATGATGAGCATTATGGAAGTCTTTAGGGATATTGAATACGTTCCAGACCCAGGAAACTATTATACCTTCATATACATCCCAAAGACTCCGGAGATTAGATACGATGAACACCCATTAGTTGCAGTGACTGAAGTTCAACGATGGGGATTTAAAGGATTCAATTATCACTGGGGAATGATGAGGAACTATACATGGCAAGAAGTTGCAGGAGCACTTTATCATATCAGATCAAATGAGATTGATTATCTTCGTTCATTACCTTATGGGAAAATAAGAACTAAATAGATAAAAAAGTCTATAATGTCTCATACTCTACAAAAAATTGAGATGAATAACCCTCTTGTAGGTGAGGAGAATTTCTGATGGCAAACTCAGGAACATTTACAAAAGGTGGAAGAATTTGGAGATATGAAACTAGTCCTCAGGGAAATATAATAGGAATTTACTACGAAACAAACCAGACAGAGTACGATAGAGTTAAAAATAAAACATATACAATTTATACAAATCCTGGAGGATCAAGTGCGCCATCATCTCAACAGACAACGGAGAACGTAACTGGAGAAAGATATACTGGAACTGAAAATGGAAAATATTATGTTCAAGTATCATTCTACGAAAAACAATCAAATAACACTTGGTCATATAAACCATCTCCACCAGGATTAGAAACTGATAATGGAAATCTCACGCAGGCTCAAGCAATAGGTAATGATACTGCATTAAAAAATCAAATAACACAAAGTCAATCACCAAATACATCACCAACTGATCCAAACCAACCAGGAACTCCTGGTGGTTCTACTCCAGCAAATCCAAATACACCAGAAGAACCTGGAAATCAACCACCATCAAGTGGGATCTTAGTATATCCAATATCAAGACCAGATACATTAGATTACTTACAGGTTACTTCTATAAAATATGTTTCTGGTGGTTTGCCAGGATCTGGAACATTTTCAACAACTCCTGTTGGAAAAAGAATGACTGAACGAGGGACCACAATATGGCTTCCTATGCAACCATCAATTACGGATAATAACGCAGTTTCGTGGAACCAAGATGAGTTAAATCCATTTCAAGCAAGACTCGCTAACACAGCATATAATACAATTAATAATCTTGGCAAGGCACAATTCAAACAAGCTTTTGGAACTATCGTTAACGATGCAAAAGACTTTGCTCAAGATGTTGCATCTGCATCAGGACTTCCAAATTATGTGAGAGCATATTTTGCAGGACAAGCAGTTGGAGCAAATATTATCGGAAGACAAACTGGTGCTGTATTAAATAATAATCTGGAACTTCTTTTCCAAGGACCAACACTTCGTACTTTCCAATATAATTATAGATTCACTCCCAGAGATCCTGGTGAAAGTATTGTAGTCAAAAATATAATAAAAACTTTGAAGATAGAAATGGCAGTAGATAACACTGCAGGTAATGGAATATTTTTATCAAGTCCAAATGTATTTGAACTTAAATACTTCTTTGGAGCAACAAAGCAAGAGCATCCATTTTTAAATAAAATAAAATTATGTGCTCTTACAAATCTTTCAGTTGATTATACTCCAGATGGTTCTTATATGACTTTTGATGATGGTTCTATGACATCATATAATGTTTCTATGCAATTCTCTGAACTGGAACCAATCTATAAAAAAGATCAAGTAGAAGCATCTAGTGTAATGGGTTACTAAAAATGTCAAGACCTTACTTCAGACAAGTTCCTAATTTTGAATATGTCAGCAGAAATTCTGGAGAACAAAACATCTCCGATTATGTTGAAGTAAAAAATCTTTTCAAGAGGGGAAAGTTAAGAGAAGATATCTTTGGAAATCTTAACTACTTCACCAAGTATAAGATTATTGGTGATGAGAGACCAGATAATGTTGCATTCAAACTTTATGGGGATTCAACTCTCGATTGGGTAGTTCTTTTATCAAATAACATTCTGAACATTCAAACAGAGTGGCCGATGACTCAAAGAACTTTTGATCAAGTAATGCTTGAGAAGTATGGTTCATATGAAAATCTTTACTCTGGTATTCATCACTACGAAACAGAAGAAGTCAGAGATTCATCTGGAAGAATTGTTTTAAGAAGTGGTCTTAGAATCTCACCAACTTGGAAAACGAATGGAAACTTTGTAGAGATTGTTAATTCTCAGATTGCAGTTATTTCCTCAGGTGACTCTGTAAATCCATCATCAACTGTTACAGTCTATCTTGTAAATGGTATTCCTGGATTAGAAATTGGAGATCAAGTTGCAATCAATAATGTAACTGATAATCAATATAATGGAAGACAAGTTGTAACTGAAATCCTTGCTCAAAGTGGAAATGTCGTAACTGGTTTCAGATACGAACTTCCTTTTACTCCCAATATTGCATCACCTACATTATCAAATCCAAGAAAAGAAGAAGTATTATTCTTGGTTCCCGAGACATCTACAGTCACTGCAAATTCTTATTACTATGAATACTGGGATGCAGGTCTTGGATACTCTGTATATGTTCCATCAACTTCCTTCGTAACTACAGTCACTAATCATGAATACGAACTTCAGATTCAAGAAGATAGAAGAAATATTTTTACACTTAAACCCAGGTATCTGAATGTCGTGTTTAATGATATGGATGGTTTTATGCCATACAAAAAAGGTGGCAGTCAGTATGTGAATGCCACCTTGAAGAGAGGAGAAAATATTAGATTGTTTGAGTAATCACTCTTCAGCAAGACGCTGGAAGTAACTCAGAGCATCATCTTCATCCTCATCAGGAGTCTCGATCTTAGGGAGAGAAGGTGACTTACTGCGTGCAAAGGATTGCTCCAGTTCTGCAATCACACTCTCTTCCTTAGAAGGAGTTTGAGCATAGGATTCATAATCATCCTCTTGCTCTTGAACAGCAGCACGAGCAGATTTCTGACCCAGAACATACTTCAGACGCTTCTCAAGATCCTCATAGGACTTGAACTGATCAGGAGCAACAATAGCAGAGAGAGAATACTCTTTCTTCCACAGTGCTTCCAGAGCATCGTCATCATCAAACAGAGGAGAAGAAGAATCAAACTCCGACTTGTCGTAGTTCCAATAACCTTCAACCTTACGAATCTTCAGACGGAAGTTTGCACCACCCCAGAAGTCAAAAGGATTGATCGGTTCTTCATCTTCAAACTCAGGTTGCATAGCATTCAGGATCTTATCAAAGATCTTCTTACCGAACTTGAACAGGAAAACCTTACCTTCGTTCTCGGGGTGTGCGGGATCTTTTACCACATAGATGTTGCTGTAGTAAGACAGTTTACGTTTCTGCTTACGAACAGTTTCTTTATCCTTATCACTACCACTGTTCCAGAGTTCACGATTGTGCTCAGAAACAGGATCCTTCTGACCAATAGTAGTCAGAGAGTTTTCAATATACCAACCACCATGACCTTGGAATGCGTGTGCATACATCTTCACCCAGGGAAGTTCTTCACCTTCAGGTGCAGGGAGGAAACGAATGATTGCGGAACCAACACCAGTCTTGTCCATTTCTGGTTTCCAGAAACGTTCATCAGCACCACCAGAACCAGTGCTCATTTTCTCTACTTCCTTCACCAGTTTCTCAGTGAGAGAACCCAGTTTGGATTGCTTTTTCAGATTTTCAAAAGACATTAGATTACCTCGGATTGTTTGGATTTGGCTTTTGTGTACCCTATCAGTCTACAGGTCGGAACCCGTCTTGTCAATACGTTCTTTCATGGTCTCAAGCAGTTGGGTCATGTTGTTGAATATGACGTTCATATCCACATGAGGAGGAAGACCCATCATTTGAGCAGACTCTCTGATTCTTTCTTTCATCTTGATTGCTTCAGGATCATCAGAAAGTTTCAAACGAGTGTAAAGAACTTGTTGCTTATTCAAAAGTTTCTCCAGAAGAGAAACGTGAAATAACTTTTCCTCTTTATTCATACGAGGAAACTCAAATACATTTCTGTATACATCTTCTTGTAGTGCAGAAATTTCAGACATCTCAGCACGAACAAGTTCTGAATCAAAAAAACTCATGTTCCTCCAACAACTTGCTTGAGTATCTTTTTAAAATGGAATACATCTATATGTAGGAACGGAGAATATTTTTTTATTTTTAGACTGACGGTTTCCCACACAGGATCTTTTAGTTTCTTATCAAAGTTTTTCCCGAACAGGAATATTCTATCGTATATCACTAGTGTTTCCAGACTAATATTACCGATCAGGAAACTTTTTAGAAGCAGTGGATGACCCTTAGAGCAGTCAAATACTTCATCAAACTTATTTTCAAATAACTGTTGCGACTCTTCCTTAAACAAATAGGATAGAGATTGTATTCTTTTTTGCCAAGACCTATATCGTGTCTCACCTTCTTTAATCATCTCTCCAATCCATACTGTCTGTGGATCGGTACAAGAAACAAAGTTTGCTACAAAGAAATCGATAACTTCCTTATCTTCCTTTTGTCTCGATAGTTTCTCGAACCAATATCTATCTTTCCTTTTATAGAAAGATTGAAGAGATGCACGACTCTTACCTTGATACTTGTGATAATCATAAGAATCTTTTGTAAAGTGATTCTTCAGGGCAAGGTAAGTCTTATAAGTATCAAAGGGCACCATTCAAAAAAGTAATATAGGAATTTTTTGCCGGGAATTTTTTCTCCCTAAAATGGAATCAAAAGACTAATCTTGCACGGGAGGTCTTCTTCAAGAAGTTTAACTCCATAGCCTCATACTTAATCTTTTCTTTGAGTGGTTTAGAAATAAGTTTCGGAACAGACTCAACATCGATACTATTCTTTTCACAGAAGTGAATAATAGCATCGATGTAATTCATGTCTTCATTATGTTGAACAAGATACTCGATCTCATGGGCAAATCGA